GAAATAGGCTTTTGAGCTTATATATTTCTGATTCTAAGGCGAACCCTAGTTCATCAGAGATATTTCCTTTTTTAAGCAGCTTGGCAATTCTGTCGTATCTGTCTAAGATTTTATCAGGATTCACATTTCCTTTAAAATCCATAATCTTAGCCTCATCATTTGCTGCTAATGTAACAGCTGAAACCTCATAAAGTTTTACCTCAAAGATTTCACGCTTATTCTCACGATTCATTTCCTTTCTGATTGGCATAATACCCACTGAGTTCTCAGTTAGTACTCCAGCCTTAATCAATTCCATGACATCATTTCCAAGAGTTGTTCTTGCTATTTCCGCCTCAAACTTTAAACCCTTTGAGTCCTCCTCTAGCATTCGCATCTTTCCAATAGGCTTGTCCATATCGTGCTGATATAAATACTTAACCCTATTTCCACTCTCTTGGATTGTCTTTGTATAAGCACCTCGTCTGATAATGTCTCCATCAGAATCCACGTTGTCAAATACGCTAGCGTACCCCTTGACAATTCCAGCTTTTTCATCAGCATCTATTATGTCGCCCATTGGCGCTTGTTTGAATATAATTTCCTTCATAACGCAAAGATATTAAATATTATTTATAGAGTCGTGAGGAGTTCCTTCCTCAAAAACTATGTCGTTTTTTTGTTCTGATAGTGGCTTATCGTGTTTGTTTGAATTGATAATTTCGTAAGGTATTTCCTTGAAAGCCTTACATCCTGAATCAAATTGATTCCAGTTCTTACATTTAAAGCAGATTAAATCGTCAGGTGTCATTTTCCAAAATATTTTAAAGTTAATTGTCCAACCAGCAAAGCATATTTTGATGGCTTGTTTGTAGTCTCGAACTCAGCAAATGCCTCAGCAAAAAATTCATCTCTTTTTGTATTGGCATAATCGCCTAAAAATATTTCATTATATTTTTTAGCATTATTCTCAGCAGCGTATTTTCTAAGCTCGTTATTATATTCTTTTTGTAAATCCTTTATTTCCTTCCAAAAACTATTTTTTAATGTTGAGGTTTCCCATACATCAATGTAATGAGCAAATTCATGTGACATCGTTGTCACCTCCCAGTTTTCAGAATCTGAAACACTTTTTCCTCTCTTTGAGAAAGCCCTATCATCTACATCTTTTGTTCTGCTTCTTGCAAAAGAGGATTTCTTATAACCATCAGGTCTTGCATTGTACCCTCTCCCAAAATCAATGTCAGCAATTTTTCCATAATAACCTAAATCAGTTATATTTCCCTGATTATCAAACCTCCTTCCACTGGTGTAATATCTTACTTGACCAGCATATCCTTTTCCGCCTGTAAACTTTAGAGTGATATTAGAGCCATTCCTTAGTTCTGATATATTGTACTTGTCAGCTAATTCATGAAACTTGACAATCATCTTGTTGATGTCTTTGATGTCGATTCCTCTCCCCATCATAACTTTTTGAACATTGACTCCAGCCTCTTTGAATTTATTGGTAAATATTTCTTTAGCCTCTTTAATTGTTTTCGCCTCTAATGGAGCTTGAACAACATCCTCAGCAACCTCTCTTATGGGCTTTCTAGCAGTGACTATCTCATCACCAATTAATCTAGTTGTTGCAGCACTAAAGTCTCCTCCTATGCCATCTAAAACAACCCCCTCTCTGACGTCTGCTCCTTCTATTGGATAAACAGCAACAGAACAGCGACAGTTAATGATATTATAAGCTGATGCTCCATGAGTTGAATCAGCTGGTCTTGACATTCTCTCCACTCCCCTTACTGTAGGAACTTGAAACAATTCATCATAAGGGATTGCTGGATGGTTGTTCATCACAGCGTGGTCTGCTTTGTCCTTGTTGGCGATTCGTCTGACTCGTGTGTCAGTTCCACTCACCCACTCTTTCATCAGTACGCCCTTAGGAAATAAATCAGTAGCTGAGCGCATAATTCCCTCATTCGCTGCTGAGGTTGCCTCGGTCCTCACTATCCTTAGCGCCTGATAATTGGAAATGTCATTAAATCTATTTTTTAGGATTCTGCCTTGCTCCAGCCTTCCCAGTCTTTGGAACTCCTCATCTTTAAATAAGTTCTTTATATTCTTTCTGAGTTCCTTCTTGGCTGAGCCTTGCACTATCACAATCTTTTCACCAGCTTGGTTCTGACCATATCTCTCAAACTCAGTGCTCCAAGTATCAGGATTAGTTGTGTTTTTTGTTATGTAATTCTCGTAGTTCTTTTGATACCAAACTGCAAAGTCAGTCCCTATGTTTGTATATAAATCAACATAGAGGTCTTTTAAATCATTAAGTTTGAACAAGGATGCAAAGCCACCCTCTGATGAGGTGGCGAGAAAGGAATCAACTCCCTCATTGTATTGGCTTTTAAGATACTTCTTGAATCTTGCTACTTCTCGCTTTTCGCTTTTTTCTAGCTTGTCAGAATAAGCACCTCGCCATGTATCACTAATCCTTTTTGTCATCTTGATTTGCTGACCTGTTTCGCTCTACATAAGAAAGCATTGCACGACCACCCCAAGCATTATACATCACATATCCTTTGTCTTTCCAAGGCTCTCCTCTGAACTCCTCAGCGATTTCTGAATTCTGCTCGTGGCGCATTAAAAAGCTGTAAATAGAATTGACATCAGATTGGCTCAGTGGTCGTCTGTTAGCTAATTGGCGAGCTCTGTTCCATCCAGTGTCTGTTCCCATCTTATCCCTTAGGTCATACTTCTCATCCCAGTCTAAAACTCTCTTGGCGTTATTAGTAGCGCCTTGAGGATAGTTATCAAAGTCCTTCTCTAGCTTTTGGCTTTTATCTTTCGATGACAGTGGGTGCTCTTCAGGCAAGAGGTCTGTATCATAAGCTCGGCTTCTGAATTTTCCAGTACGCAATGCATAGAGCAGCCCATTGACTCTCCCCAGTGCCCATTGCTGTTCATTGTTAACGTTTGGTCTGACCGATTGAGGATTTGTTCTGTAAGCTCCCACTCCTCTAACAAAACTCCTAGCGAGCATTGAGTAAGTTGCTCTTTTCGCTGGGTCATCCCCATACTCCTCATTGTGGTCATCAACCTTTCCCCTAAGCGCTGTCTCCATATTAGCGCTGATTTTTGGAGCTTTGAGCTCCATATCATACATCTCATATAAATCCTCTGAATCATAATCAATCTGTTCCATATCAGTTTCTCTATCTGCATAGAACTCATCTAGTCTATTCTCTTTTGCTGCTTCGTACTCCTCGTGAGTTGCAAATGGCATATAAACAGTGTTTCCATTATGCATATGCTCGTGGAAAGAACCATCACCTCCCATCTCTCTTGAGCGCTCTCTCGCTTCTCTGATAGTAGTAAAGACATCATTCATTCCTCTCACTTCTGTTTTCTGTAGGCGCTGCTCCTCAAATAGCTTTACCACATCCTCAACATCCTCAGTTCCCATTGGCAATAAATTCGCTGGGACATAGTATTCATTGAGCTTTGCATTTTCCTCATCAACTCCATAGTTCATTGCGGCTCGTTTCTCGTTTGGTGTTATCCACCAGCTCTGAGACATTTGCTGGACAAGCTTCTCAGTCTCCTCCTGTAGCTCAGGAATTGCTTGGAAATCAAAATCAATATATAGCTTATCACCATACTTAGGCGTGAGCCATCTGTTGAGCTCCTCTCTGATTTTAATCAGTTCAGGGATAACAGCATTCTGATACAAGGCTTTCTTAGCCTCCTTCATATTGTTGTAAGTAGCAGAATCAGTATTGTTAAGAAGTTGGACTGGTACATTGTAAACATTACATAAGTCCTTGATAGTTGAATTGTATTGCTCAATGAGTGACAAGTCAGAGGCGTTTAATCCAAAGTTGACCCAGCTCAGTTTCTTAGGTGTAATGATTACATCACCAGCATTGTCTGAACCTTGATATGTGTGTCTGAACTTATCTTTAAGCGCCTTCGCTTGTCCTTCAGTAATATCACCCTCATCAGATACTAGCATTCCTCTAGCAGTCTGATTCTGTAAGTATTTCACTCCTGTAGTTAGCGCCTCATTGTTTGCATCCATTGAGCGCAATCCAGCCTTTAGTGGGCTCATTCCATAAAGGTGAGAACCTGAGCCATCATAGTAAGGATTGTAGTTCTTGATGTGACAGATAAAGTCTGCTGGAATTTTATGAGTACCATTGTACTCAAGAGTGTATTCTTTTACTGGTTGCATTAGACCTCCTGAATGAATCTCAACTACTTGTGATGGCAGAACATATAGTTCTTGATACTTTCCTTTATTCACTCCAGTGTCAGGGCTTATTCCATAAATATATCTGTTTCCTGTTAGTGCGCCAAACGCAACAATCTCTTGAATCCAAGAGTTATATGATTGAGCTGGATTAGGTCTGTTAAGTAGCTCATGCAGTTCTGTATCATCAACCTCAACTAGTGCTTTCTTTTGTAACAACTTAGAGTTGAGCATACTGTTTCCATCATAGATACCTGAGCTCATTGACTTGTATCTCTTGAGCTCATTGTTGTTCTTTACCTCATAAACCTGAAAAGGAATCGTTGAGGCAGTCTTAGCTAGTAGATTCACAATAGAGTAAACTGTTGAGTTGAATCTGTAACCTTTATTGATGTAAGTGTCATCACTTTCTGTTGAGCTGATGAGGTGATTCCCAATGTATCTATACACTAACTTATTAAACGCCTCATTCGTATTTTGAGAATTTTTACGAATTGCGCCTGTAAACCTATCCAGTAATCCCATTAAAATATTTTTTACAAATTTATAAATTAAATAACAAAGAAGTTCTGACGCTTTCCATAAATAGTGTAAACCACATATCTAAGTGCATCCATCAAGTGATTATTCTTGTCTATGGGCTTATTGATAATAGTCCCATCCTTTAGCACATCCCACCAATAGCTCTCATATTCCTTTCTCATGTTGGTTGATTCATTAGAAACAAAAACATCATATTCTCTTAATAAGCTGATTCCAGCGTTGATTGAGCCTTGTCCCTTTACACTTGCCTTGTAGGCGTTATATGGGTCAAGCCTTCTACACTCCTCACCGCTCTTTGGTTCTGCTGCATCATATATAATAAGCATATCCTTGTAGCCTTTCTGAGCTATCATATCAACAATGTCCTTGTTAGTCATTCCAGTCCTGTAGCAAATCTCGTGAATATACAAAGAATCCCCTTGACGCCTTACCTCACAAATCGCTGCTGGGTCATTGGAATATCCCCAGTCAAGTCCAAGATAAACCACGTCAGTATCAGGGAAATCCTTGTAATCTATGAATTGCCAGTCATTGAATATCTGTCTCTGACTAAATACAGCTTTCTCACCCTCACCAAACACTCTCCAAAAGTCAGGGTCTTTCTCCTTCATTCTTTCGATTTGTTTGACAATATCTATTGACAAGAACTGATTGTCTTTGTAGGTAGTCACCCACTCATCAGTCATATCTTCATCAAGCTCCTCATAAAGCCAGTGAACAGGGTCTGATGGATTGTAAGTGAATATCAAATAATCAGTGGTTCTCATATTGATTTGGCGAAAGTCCTCAACAGTGAGTTCATTAGCCTCCTCTAGTAGAGCAATGTTCCTTCTGCGCCCTCTGATTTTTTGTGGCTGGTCAACTGATATGAATGACAATGTCGAGCCCTTGTAGATGAAATAGTTCTCGCTCTTGTTATGTTCGCCCTCCCAGTACATATTTGTTTCCATGAGGATTTGTATCATATCTTTCATAATAGAGCCTTTAAGAGCTGGCAAAGTCTTTCTGACGATGTCTATTTCAATAGGTTTATCTGTAGTCTGTAATAAGTAAGCTATGTATTGACAGCAAGCCCACGACTTGCCACTCCTAGTCCCTCCTCTATGGACTCGAAATCTTTTATCTGAATGTAGTAAATCGTAAAACTGTCTATTAAGAAACTGTTCTACTTTTTGAGTTCCGCTGGTTTC